AAGTGTTGATGCTCCGATTACCATTAATGTTTTTGTTTCTGCTTGTGATGATTTTAAGTTGGCTGCTCCTACGAACGGTAAGATCAATAACTTCCATTTGTTTCCTCAACCTCTTCCTTCTCAGTCTTTCATTGAATATCTTGATGAAGAAGAAGTTTTGGAATCGCAAAGTAGTAAACCTAATACAGAGACTGGTGATACTACTCAAAGCGATAAACCAACAGCTTCAGGAGAGTTGATGCAAATTGCAGGAAAAGGTGAACAAACTGATAACACTTATCTGGTTTATTATGGTGATCCACCATGTTCTATCAGAGAATTGTGTAAACGTTATACGTTTACTAGGTTTTGGAATCCTTCTCAAGCTCTTGCTGATACTGTCCGTTTAAACAGCGTTAGGAATAAGAATATGCCTTATTACACTGGTTATGATCCTAAAGGTATTGATCTGGCTGCCGATGGTACTACACCATTGACAGTCGGACCGACACCATATGTTTCATGGTTCACTCCAGCTTATGCTGGATTCCGTGGAGCTTTAAGGAGAAAATTCTTTTTCTCTGCTGTTAATACTACTCAGTCACCTTATGTTCTTAGAACAGGTTATTCGAATAGTGGAAATGGAACTTTTAACTTCACTTTCTACTCATTGACTGAGACTAGGCAGAATATCCAGAAGTATTTGTCAGCACGTTTTTCAAACGCTTCTGGTGCTGGCGCAGCTGCAACCAACTTGACGATTAATAATACTATTGAGGCTGAATTGCCTTATTATTATCCTCAAAGGTTTTCTGCTGCAAGGAGCGTCCAGGCTCAAGATTTGGACTGTAATTCACATGTCGTTCGTACGGCTGATGTGTTGATTGATCAAACTGGTCCTAATCCTGCACGTTTGGGAACTGTCTTCCAAGAGCATGTCGCTGTTGGTGAGGACTTTTCCTTATTCTTTTTCACTGGCGTACCCATTTATTATGAGTATGCCCTCACTGAAACTTCTTAAGAAGTCTCAGTGTAAATTTCATAATTTATAATTATTCACTCGAGTTTGTAAGAATTCGATCGAGTGTCTTATTTAGAATTCGATAATATTCATGCAACTATGGAAACATAGGTATGAGTATAATCGTGCGAGCGACCCGCACGTCATATGTTAGCGCATATAGGAGACAATTCTCGACTCTTTATAGGAGTCACCTGGTATTTTACCTCGAGTTTTGTCTCGAGGCTTTTAGCTAGGTGGCAACTTTAAGAGTCAGATTGCCTCGCCTGTACATAAGGTCAAATTGGTTTTTTATTCTACGTTCTAATTAGAAGTTTTTTAACTACCATTTTGCAGTTTGTACAGTAGTTCCGTATGGTGACATATGGGGCG